ACTAAATGTATTGCAGACAGTGCATTAAGCGATGCACTGATCTTAAGATTTTAAATTGCTTACTACTAATTCTAATAATATAAATATTAATAATGATGCGGAGGGAGACGCCGCTTTTAAAGTCTCAAAAACTGACCGTACCAAAGAAGAACAAAATGTTCATTTTGTTGATGGTGACACGCCTTGGTCTTACGATATTAAGGCGAATGCTGATGCGACCACTGAGCTCTCAGGGTTTTCAGATGCCCAGCTTGGAGATTTCCTTAGCAGGCCTATCAAGATCAAAGAGTATCAGTGGACGCCTGGTGCTGCGTTGTCAGTTACGCGCTTCAATCCGTGGGAAGAATTTTTTAACAATGCTGATGTTCTTGATAAAATTAATCGTTATCGTAATTTGCGCTGCAATTTGCGCTTAAAGGTTTTGATTAATGGTAACAGCTTTTATTATGGTCGTGCCTTATTGTCGTATAATCCGTACGTTGAAAATGATGAAGTTACTGTTAACAGGACATTTATTGAACAAGATTTGATTCAAGCCTCACAGAAGCCTCATTTGTTGTTAGATCCTACCACATCGCAAGGTGGAGAAATGCTCTTGCCATTTATTTGGCCAGAGAACTATTTGGATATAACTATTGCCGGATGGGATAGTCTTCTTGGAGAAATTGATATCCATGATTTTGATGTGTTGCAACATGCTAATGGCGGTACTGATCCTATCACTATTGCTGTTTTCTGTTGGGCAGAGAACCTCACCTTATCTGTACCTACAACTAATGACGCACAAGGTGCTGTTGAAGATGCAGATTTGGATGAATTTGGTTTCCCTAAACCTTATCAGAAACAAGCTGGAAAAGAAAAGCCACGTAAAACTATGCGTGCTAATAATCAATCATCTAATGATGAGTTTACCCGTAATGGATTGATTAGTAAACCCGCTTCTGCAATTGCAAAGGCTGCTGATGCTCTTTCTATGATTCCTGTCTTGACTCCTTATGCTAAGGCAACATCAATGGTTTCGACTAAAATTGGTGATATTGCTAAGTGTTTTGGATATTCAAGACCGCAAGTATTGGAAGATTCGCGTTCGTATGTACCTCGTTATTTAGGTAATCTTGCGAATTCTGACGCACCTGAGCCTTTGGTCAAATTATCCTTGGATTCGAAGAATGAGTTGTCAATTGATACTCGACTAATGGGATTAGGCGGGGAAGATGAACTCACTATTAACTCCATTTGCCAAAGATGGTCATATTTCCGTCAATTTGATTGGCCAGAAACTGCAGTTACAGACACTATGTTAACTTCCATGATTGTTGCTCCTTTATATGGACGTACAGTTGTGGCAGCTCCTGTGACTGAGATTCATTCCACTGCTTTGGCATGGGGTGCTACCCCATTTGATGCTTGGCAAGGTTCTATTAAATTTCGATTCAATGTTGTTTGTTCTGAATATCACCGAGGACGTTTGAGGATTGTTTACAATCCTGTTACTAGTCCTCCTGGTGCCATTCCGTTTAATCAGACATATTCTACTATTGTAGATATTTCAGAAAATCGTGATTTTGAATATGAAGTCAAGTGGGCGGACATTCGCGCTTGGGCCAAAAACGTGGGCATCGATGTCATTCCAGCTGCAACTATTTTTGATGATGTCAATCCCATTATTGCGGGAAGTCCTGTAGACAATGGTTCCATTTCAGTTTACGTTGTGAACGAATTGGCTACTCCATCTACAACAGCAGCTGATGTCAAAATTCAGGTTTGGGTTGCAGCAGGTGATGATTTTGCTCTTGCCGTACCCACTACCAACAATCTTGCTCAATTGTCGCCCCATGCGCAACAATCAGAGATGGCACCGGATGCTGTTTTGGCAAATACCACTGATAATTCAAATTCCCCTACGTGTTCTGACGAGGTCGCTGCATTTGCACCTGGAGAGTATATCAAGGAAGACAATCAGTATTTAGTGTATCAGGGCGAACGAATTGTTTCATATCGTGAGCTTCTACGCCGGTATAATTACTTTAATTCATACTGGCCTGCTGAGACTGGTACTGCCACTCAAACGCGAATTGTAAGTCTTAATCTTCATGATTTTCCCTACTATCGTGGTTGGGAAGCTGGAGGTGAGGACGCTGGAGTTGATTCTACAGCAGGTTCTTCGGCTTACAATTTTTGTAATTTGACATTGCTCAATTATTTGACGCCTGCTTTTGCATGTCGTCGTGGAGGTTTGAGACATAAGTATGCTTTGAGTCAATTGGGATCAGCAGTTCGTTGTCATACGATGTCTGTTTCTCGACATAATCTTATTGGTTCTGCTAATACTTCTAGTGCACATCAAATTGATGGTACATTGGAGGGTGATCGTCGTAGAAATATCATGAATACTGAACGTAAATCTTTAGGTGGATCACATGCTACATGTGTTGGTCAAAATCCCGTTTTGGAATTTGAAACTCCATATTATACGGATGGACAACGATTTGAGCCGGCCAGACGTGTTAGAAGATTTCCGGCTTTCTTGCCGCATGCACATGATGTTTCCGTAGACGTTCCGGAAAATACTCCAGGATCAGATTATCGATTAGATCGATATATCTCAGTTGCAGAGGATTTTCAACTTGGATTGTTCGTTGGAGCTCCAATTATGTACACCTATTCAAATCCAACACCAGCGTAGTTTTGTTATCATTGGGTCAGATCCATAAACTATTACATAATTCATAAATAGGAGTCGTGGTGGACTCTTTGTACAGAAAACACCAGAACCTTCTTCTAAGAAGCAAACTAGACGTAAGAAATCGTAAACAATCGATTAGAATACCACTCGGTGGCCGAGTGGGGGCATGAACATGCTTTGTTCATACCTAGGCGAGATGCTTAGCATCTTACACTGTATCTATTATGTAGATCCAGGGTTTTTATATACAAACCCTTGTAAGATGTTCGCATCTTGCATGGGTTTGGATTTTTACCTGGGTCACAAGTTTCTATAGTGTATGCCTGAAGTAGTATATCACTTTTCAAC